GAGTATGCGAATTGGGTTTTCTATTCTCAGAATTCAGGATTCACAATACTGCACGATTGGTTCAAAGATGCGCTAATGCAAAAGGTTGGCGTAATAAAAGCGTACTGGGATACAAAGGTAGACGTCACAAAAGAGACATATGAAAATTTAACTGACGATGAGCTGATGCTTTTACTGTCAGACGATTCGCTTGACGTTGTTGAGCAAGATACTACGGAGATTGAGGGTCAATTTGACGAAATGGGTCAACCAATGATGTTTAGATCACATAACATTGTTGTGAGTAAAAAAACAAGTCGAGGCTCGGTTAAGATTGAAAACGTGCCTCCAGAGGAATTTCTTATAAGTAAGCGTGCAAGAAATATTGAAGATTCACCGTTTATTGCACACCGGAAATTGCTTCCACGTTCGGATTTAATAGCAATGGGCTTTGACCCTGAAGTCGTTGAGAGACTATCGGCTTTTGACGAACTTAGTTTTACATCGGAACGATTGGCTCGATATTCACGCGGTGAGCAACCGTTTCAGCAGGCAAGTATTGACAGAGCGATGCAAGAAATTGAAGTATACGAATGTTATATAAAAGCCGATATTGATGACGATGGTATAGCAGAGTTGCGTCAAGTATTTTATGCGGGTTCAGACATACTAAGTGATATCGAAACGGATTATGTGCCTTTTCATTCACTATGCCCAATATCAATACCGCACAAGTTTTTCGGTGAGTCTATGGCTGACCGAACAATGGACATTCAGCTAATCAAATCAACAGTTGTGCGCCAAATGTTAGACAACTTATATCTAAGCAACAACGGGCGAATGGGTGTGGTAGAAGGTCAAGTTAATCTTGACGACATGCTTTCGGTAACGCCTGGTGGTGTGATTCGCATGAAAAATCCGAACGCTATTGTGCCAATTGTTGTTCCACAGGTTGCTGGTCAAGCATTCCCGATGCTAGAGTATTTGGACAATCAGCAAAGTAAGCGAACAGGTATTTCTGAGGCACAGCAAGGGTTAAATCCAGATGTGTTGCAAAACGTTACCGCAGCAGCGGTTGCAGCAGCCTCACAAGCAGCGGGTGGCAAGATAGAGTTAATTGCTCGTATATTTGCCGAGACTGGTGTCAAAAGCCTATTCGCTGGCATCTTGCAACTAGTGTGTAAATATCAGGACAAGCCAACTATCATTCGGTTGCGCGGGAAATACGTGCCTATTGACCCGAGATTGTGGTCGAACCAATATGATCTATCAATAAATGTTGGGCTTGGCACAGGCAACAGGCAAGAACAGATGGCGATGTTGCAGATGGTTTTATCGAAGCAGGAAACGATTATTCAACAATACGGGCCAAGCAACCCACTTTGTTCGGTTGGGCAGTACCGTGCGACTTTGGGTAGATTTATTGAGGCAGCAGGGTTCACGGACTCAGCAGAATTCTTTAAAGAAGTGACGCCAGAGGTAGACGCACAGTTAGCACAGCCACAAGAGCCGAAGCAAGACCCGGCAATGCAAGCGTTACTGCAACAAGCACAGGCACAATTGCAAATTGCACAACAGAAAGCGGTTGCTGATATTGAAGCAAGACAAATGAAAGCACAAGCTGATATTCAGTTAGAGCGCGAAAAGGCAACTGTGGATATTCAGATACAGCGCGAGAAGTTAGCAGCAGAGTTACAAATGCAACGTGAAAAGTACGCGCTTGAGTTACAATTTAGGCAACAAGAGTTACAGGCTGAGATTGCTCTTAAACAAATTAAATTAGGTGCTGACATAACCAGCGATGTGAGGATACCAGGGTGAGTGGAAATCAACAATTAGATTCGCAATTAATGGCGTCGTTGCAATCAAGCATGCAACAACCTATGCAACAACCTATGCAACAACCTTTGCAACAACCTTTGCAACAACCTTTGCAACAGATGCAACAATCAATGCAACCGATGCAACAATTTGGACAGCAACAAAGCGCATACAACCCGTTCGATGCTATTGCCCAGATGCAACGTCAACCGATGCAACAACCGGTGATGAATCCATTTTTTGGTGGTCAGATACCAATGAACTTTGGTTTACCTGAAGCATCACGTATACCCGCAGACTTCCAGTCTGCGTTGCAAAACTTTGAGCGTGGCACGCCTCCTCCTCCTGTTGATAATTCCATGAGTGCAGTTTTTGATTCTGGGAATGTTTACGGTGGAAATTTTAACGGTGGGAATAACAATTAATGGACAAGGCGCAATTGTCAATCAATTTACTGCGCGATGAGTTTTTCATGGGTGAAATGAAAGCGATTAAAGATAATTGTTTACAGCAAATTGTTAACAGTAACGAATCAGATATAAATGTGCGTGAAGATTATTACCGCATACATAAACAGATAGATTTGGTCATATCCCACTTTCAATCACTTGCGGATAACAAGCAGATTGATAGCAAGAGATGGAAGATATTTTAAGAATTGCTGACTTATCAGCACACCGAGCCAAACGGATTTTTGGCAGTAGGGGTTTAAGATGAGCGAAAACATGACACCCGATTCGGGTAATGGTACGCTGACGGTAGATAGTGCCGCTGGTGCAATGCTTGGTTTGATGGGCGGTGATGACTCGCAAGAGCAACAGGTAGCCGACCAGGAAAGCGAAGAGATTGCAACGGAGTCTGAGGTTGAAGAGTATGCAACCCATGACAGCGAAGAGGAAGAGGGCGAACAAGTTGAGCAACCAAAATATCGCGTCAGAGTTTCTGGCGAAGATATAGAGGTCACGCAAGATGAATTAGTCCGAGGATATCAACGCGAGGCAGACTACACAAAGAAAACCCAAGCACTTGCAGAAGCGCGTAAATCTCTGGATACGGAGAAAGCGGGCGTAGAGCAAGCAAAAGGATTAAGAGATACATACGCGCAACGTCTAGGAATGATTGAGCAGATGCTCACAAACCAAAACAAAGCCGAGAATCTTGATGAGTTAAAAGATATAGACCCGATCGGGTATGCTGTAAAAGTAGCAGAGATGTCACAGCGTAAAGATCAATTGCAAGCTATTCAATTCGAACGTCAACGCATTGCGGAACAGCAACAAGCGGAACACAAAGAAATGATTGGCAAACATGTTGCGCTAGAGGCTGAGAAGTTATCTGCTTACATACCTGAATTTTTAGACCCAGAAAAAGGCGAAACAGTCCGCAAAGACATTCGTAATTTTGCTAAGTCTATTGGGTGGACAGATCAAGAGTTGGCTAGTGTTTATGATTCTCGAGCTGTTATGACACTTTACAAAGCCATGCAGTACGACAAGTTAATAGCATCAAAACCGGGTATGCAAAAGAAAGTTTCTCAAGCACCCAAAATGCTAAAAGCAGGCGTATCACAAGGCAAAGGGGCGTCAGAGCAGAGTAAAGCAAACATGCAACAATTGCGACGCACAGGCAGGGTTGCCGATGCCGCTAACGTTTTTGAACAATTCATATAAGGATTTATCATGGCTACATTTACCGCACACACTGCCATTGGGCAACGTGAAGATTTAAGCGATGTTATTTATAACATTTCGCCAACCGAGACCCCACTCTTAAATACACTAGCGCGTAGCAAAGCTACTGCTGTATTCCATGAATGGCAGACTGATAGTTTAACTGCGGTTAACACTGCAAACGCAGCAGTAGAGGGCGCAGATGCATCGTCTGCTACTTTATCACCCACAACTCGCCTGGGTAACTATTGCCAAATCGTGCAAAAGACTATTCAAGTCTCTGGCACACTTGACTCGGTTAACAAAGCTGGTCGCAAGAGTGAGAAAGCATACCAACTTGCCCGTGCGTCTAGCGAGTTAAAGCGTGACATCGAGGGCATTCTTTGCTCAAACCAAGCAAGCTCGGCAGGCTCAAGCATTGCTGCTCGCAAACTAGGTTCAGTATTGGCTTGGCTCGACAGTAATACTTCGTTTGGTACTGACGGTGCTGACCCTACTACTATTGGTTCAACTACCCGCACAGATGGCACGGTTCGCGCGTTTACGGAAGCATTGTTAAAAACTGTTATTGCAAGCGTTTACACTAATGGTGGCATGCCTAAAGTGCTGATGGTTGGCGCAGCAGGTAAGCAGAAAGTATCAACCTTTGCTGGTATCGCTCAACAACGCTACATGGC